GAGAGCTGGACGAATGACGTTGTCGAGAGCGAGGGCTAGGACCTCTGTAGGCATTACGGCTATCATTCTCTCAACTACGTGAGGGAAGTTGAAATTTCGCTGCAACTCTTCAGCACCTGGGGTGGCCCAGCGGGTTGCACATCTACGCAGTCTAAAACCAACCTCAACGCATGCAGGACATATTTCAGCACTGCAATTGTATTGGTCGTGTGGCGTCGGTGCCATAGCGGCAACAATGGGCGATTCAGGTAATCTCAGCGGGACGGCTTGAGATTCCGAAACAGCCACTGGCGCGTAAATAGGTCTTGAGACGGTCGTTCCCATTGTTTTGTATAAAAGATGTTCTATATAGTATTTATATTATAAATCAAATATAAATCATTTTTATATATTAGGCGCATTTGCCTCTTTATTTATTAAGTATACTTCTGTTTATATCACCCAAAGACATTATATCTTCGGTCTATTAATGCAGTTATAAATTAATTTTTGAATACTCGTATAATATTTGTTAATGTATTTAATAGATATATCAGATATTATTGCCTTTGGATCAACAATGAAGATTTTTCTATTACACCAACTGTCGTTATTTTAACATCTTCATTTTGTTGGTTAGTTATTTGCCTGAAACGGTGTCTAATATAGTAATTTTTTTATATTTGTGGCAGGCAAGATGTTATAGTATTGTCCTGCCACTTATTAAGCATCGCGTGTTGAAGACGCAAATTAAAAATCGAAACATGTGGAAAAGTCTCATAACAATACATAGATCTTTCGATTTCTTCTTTATATTATTTTTTTCTAACAAAGATATTTCATTATAATATAGAAATAATGCCATGCCATGGCCCAAAAAAAAGAGTATTCAAGCATAATTAAACCCCGCCTTTTTGCCACCATCATATTTCTTTGCATGACCTTCCAATATCATAAGGTCATTAATATTTTGTCCATCAGCATGTATTGTTATAAGCAATCGCCCATATTTATCGAATTTATGGCAATCAATACTTATTATTTTCGTATTATTCACAGGATCATTGCAACATAACTCTATAACCCTATTTCTACTTATGACAGCGGCGGCTATTTCAATCTCGCGCAGAGGTTTTCGCAATGATGGCTTCATTTCTGGCGCATCTATGCCAGCAAGCCGACAATTAAACTGATATAAACTCCCTGCAAATTTTAGTATAACCTTACATGAATCACCATCGTATATATTGACTATTTTAGCATGACATGAGTGCCCGTTTAAAGAAAACATAGGAACATCCCGGGCATTAATTAGTTCCACAATTCCAGCATCTTGCAATGGTGATGCAACGAATGACACTTGCGTTGTTTTGCGCCAAGAACAACAGAACATGATTAATACCTTATTGTTATAATATTTCAATTACATATGTCCGTTTATTATTAATGCGTGAAAGGCCAAAATGATAAATTAATATCAGCACTACCCAAATTATTAGGAAAATCAATACCAGATATAAGTAATGAAACAGTATTTAAATCAGGAACATTACCATTGAAATAATTTTTGTTAACATAGGTTAGTTCAATAACATCAGGAATTCCGTTTATTACTGGCCCATAATTGTTTCCATGTGCATGAACAACGTAATGGGTTTGTGATAACTTTTCTAAGCATTTAATCTTAGAGGTATAACATGTCCCCCAGTTATTATCAGTAATACCGTGAAATTCTATAACAATTTGTTTAAAATTGTTTAATTGTTCGCATGTAAGAAATAATAACCAAGGATATTCACCGCCTTCTATGTCCATCTTTAAAAAAATATTAGTCTTTGTAGAAATTAAATCTACTAAATTAGTATTGTTATAATCATTATAACAATTAATATTTTTGTTTATAAAACTAATATTTTTAGTATACATATATGGATAGTGCCATCAAAGCCAAAACTATTATGATAATTCATTTTATATTTATTAATAAAATCTTTAGTAAAACTTTCTTCATTAGAAATCCCGGCTGAGATATAACAATCATATTCTCCTTCAAGATCAGCCATAACATAGCCACCATCGCCAATGGTTCCTAAACGAATCTTTTTAGCGAAAGAATAAGTTTTAGTAACTCGAGATTATTCATATATTATTCTACATTTAAAAAAAACATTGCAAATCAACTTGCAATTGCATTTGCATTGTTTTTTAAATGTAGAATAATATATGTCTGTCTGTAATAGCGATATATTCCAAAGTAATCTAATTTAATCATTATCATTTTTTAGAAAAACTTTTGCTTGCGGGCGATATCGCGTGATGTGCGACGCTTATAACCTGCAACTTTCATTGCCTGTTAGCGTTGAGAAGAAGGCGCGAGTCCAAATCCAAATCCAAATCCAAATCCAAATCCAAATCCAAATCCAAGTTTTCTTATAAAAAATCATCGCATGTTAGAGATATGTTAAATGTAAGTAATGAACAAAATAATATTTTTCCTTATACAAACAAAAATAATTCAAAATTATATAACGTAAATAAATTTATTGAGCATTTAACCCAAGAAAAGATATAAAATCCTGTAAATTGATTTTTAAAATTATTTATTCTTAATCATCGGTATATTATACTAAGGATAAATGGACGCTAAGACACAGTTTCATATGAATTACATAATTCCTTTAGAAAAAGCAGAAAAAACGAAAAAAATAGGGCTAATAATGTATTGGCGGCAAAAGCATTATACCGCATTGGTTAAATCGTCAAAAACCCAAGTTCGGTTAGGATATTTCAAAATATTGGAAACAAAATTATTCCAAGTCAAAGATGATATGCATTCGGTTGCGTCTGCAAGATATCGGCATTATACCCTAAACAAAAGAGCATCACACGAAAATATGTTATCCGAAAAGATAATTATCTTGCAAGATATTATTGCTAATATTAATGCAGTCGGCATTTTGGGCTACGCAAAAGAAAGTTTTTACTCTGATGCTAATTTAGGCGTTTTTCAAAAGAGGTTGGAAAAGGCAAAAGTTTCATTAATCAAACAAAAAGAAAATCAAGATATGCAAACGTATATTGCCGAACAAGCAACTATTTTTTTTGATAACAGTTATGGTAAAATAACCTTAAAAGAAATGCACAAAATGGTAATCCGTGGAGGAAGCGTTTTGCCATGCATGCGCGATGAACGCGAAAAAGAAGAAGTTGCCGGGATTATAAAAGAATGTTGTGTTGGGATTTTTACAAACATTAATTCGGTAAAACATTTACCGGTCGTTCTTAATAAAGCTTTTGCAAAGATTAATAAAATAATATCTATTAAATATAATTATGATTCGAATAAATGTTCAAAACTGATATCTTTTATTAAAACTAAACCTGCGATGTCAATCTTATGCGAAGCATTGCGCAAACAAAGAAAAACCAATAGGAATATATCGTATTTGCACGCCGCGGTTATATTAGAAAAATCGGTTCAATTCATTAAAATTCGAAGAACATGTTATAATGCTCATACATATCGCACATTAATGCTTCCGCGTTTTTATTCCTACATTGCGCACTTATTAAAACTATTTGCGCAAAAAATATTGTTAACAACGAGATATACTACTATGTCAGACATAATGACTATTTTTCCCGAATCCATTAGCGCCAAAATTTCTTCGTTTATAACTAACGAGTCGTTGCCAAAGGAAATTAACGTGATGTTGTATTATTAATATTTTTTTAATACCTTCGAACATTACTCTTGCATTATAATAGTATAATTTTTAAATAATACTTATTTTTTTCTTCTTTCTTAACCTAAAATTAATGCAATTAGTTATACAAGGCACCATATAAAAATCAGTCCATAACCCATATGGCGGAAATTTTGCGTCGATTGTGCATAATTCTTTGCATATGCCATCAAGACCACCACATGCAACATCACGGTGTAAATAAATATCGCGATATTTATCATAATCAGCCGTAATATATTGTTTAACCATTTCCACGCATTGCACTAATTCATAACATGAGTCAGGCTTAATGCCCAAAAAATCAATCCAACCTTTAAACCCTCTTATCTCTTCGGGGCATTCTGGCAATCGAAAGTCGCAAACTCGTGATTCGTAGTATTGTTCTTTGTTGCAAATATAGTTTTCCGAAACAATTTTCTTAATTTGTTCGTATGAAGGCACCAATTCATCGCGGGTTATAGTTTTGATTAAAAAAGAGTGCAACGCATCGTTTACGACCATATCTGATTTTATGGTGGGACTACTCGCGCTTATGCCCGGCTTGTTTAATTCAGAAACAGTATAAGCCTTAATTTTATGAATTATGTTTTCATCCTCTAAACTCATTTGATAAATAATTTCGCGTATTTTTTTATAATCTTCACAATACATTACAGAATTGTCAATAATAGGCAAAATAATTTTTGCGATTTTATCAGGAACACCCGGGTTTTTTCTGCTTGCGCGCAATGCGGATTGCACAATGCGAATATTTGATGTCATGTTTTCACTAAAAACAACAGCATCGAGTAGTGGAAAATCCCAACCTTCGCCAAGACAATATACGCAAGATATAATACCAAAACGCGCTGCTGTAAATTTAGCAATAATATTTTCTTTTTCTTTATTTTTTAGGGAACTATGATAACAAAAAGATTGACAATCAATGTCATCATATGTAATTTGTTTTATATATTCTATTACGCGATGTGCGTTTTCTGTAGTATTAGAATATATAAGTATATGATGCGCGTTTTTGGTATAAATGCATTTAAGTGCAATATATGCGCTTAAATAGATATGACGGTCTTTTAAAAATACGGGCATGTCATCATGATCGCTTGTTTGCATTACAAGCAACTCATAATCGCAAATAACAGCGGCATTAATAGCCCAATGCAAGTTTCGCGAGGTAATAATATTTCCAAAATGTTCAATTGAATCATTTGACACACCAGATGAAATATGTTTAAGTGTTGCGGTTAGTCCTAACTGTTTCTTTGATGCAATTTGTAATATCTGCAAGAAAGATTTTTCTTTAATCATAATGCCCGTTAAATGATGAACTTCGTCTAATATCTTCATATCAAAAATGACATCACAAGATGCAATTTTATAGGCGGATGCATATGTAGTTATAATAATAAATTCATCGATATCAGCGATGAAATGGCTAATATTTGCGCTAGTAGTTCCGCCAGAAATTAATAACAACGGAAAATTAAACATTATTTCTGCAACTCGCGCCCATTGTTTAAGCAATAATTTATTGGGAACCCCAATTAATATTTTTTTGGCTGAAATCCTTTGTGCAATCCATAGCGAAATTAATGTTTTTCCTGTGCCACATATTAGACTGAGAAGCCCCGCATAATTTGTTTCATAATACATGCATGCCATGGTTATAATATCTTCTTGATATGGCCTTGGCATTGGCATTGGCATAGGAATAATTGTTTCAGAAATTATTGGAACTATTTCAGTTGTGCTTATACCTGTGCAGTTTTGCTTACGCAATTTTATTTTATGTTTTATTAATAAATCATTTAAATCTTTTATACGCTCTTGCCATGTTAACTCTTTAATTTCTTGATAACTAAGAACTCGGAAATTAATGTTCTTTAGGCGCAAATAGGGAATTATCATTTCAATAATCGTAATTTTAAAAAACTCAGTTCCTCCATTACGCATAAGATGGAGACCCTTTCTTTTAAAATAGTTTTGTAGCATTTTTTCTACATTTGTTATAACATCGCGACTCATTTCAACAACTAAAATAAACTCGCCTCGTATAAATTCAGGAGTGGCATACTGTGAATCGCGCTCAGGGATTTGCATAGTTTTTCCGAGTTTGCAAACATTATAAATGTCATATGCAGGATGTTGTCTTACGTATATATAACCGAGCATATTACTATTATAATTATAATATAATATAAATCAATTCTTGTTGCATTATGCAAAGAATTATATTTTATTATTCTAAGTAATCTTTTTGATATTTGTCTCTATCTTATTCTTCATCTCCATCATGTTCTTCGTCTCCATCTTTTGATTCATCGCCGTCATGTTCTTCTATATCATCGCATTCAAAATTTGTAATTCCCGAATTAATAATCTGTGTTAAAAATTTTAATGCAATGTCTTTATTTTGTTCAATTTCTTTGTGCAATTGCAAAATTAATGCATCGTTATACTCACAATATTTAATTGTAGTTTCTTGGTCTTCAAATGAAGGTATAATAATTTTTATTTTTAGAAATGCTTCTATATCAATTGCTTTCTGTGCTGTCCCTCTACCACAATTAAATACTTGTTGTTTATTATTATATAAATAATACCATAAATATTCATTAATCAATATATTATTTTTAGAATTTATCGTAAATGCTTGACTATTTAAATAATACTTTTCATTTAATATTAATACACAATTATGTAGAGACATACCTTCCCTGCTTATTTTACATGTTTTTCCTTCTCTGGTATAAATATTTGTATAAAATGAGGTATAACCTCCGCCACCTAATACAGGATATTCACCTACTTCAACCTTATTCTTAACAATTCTTTTTCCATTGAATATTGTGCATACTTCTCCAAGTGGTTTCATAATATTTGTTCTATTCATATCATGCATTCGCACTGCAATTAAGTTCAATTGTTGCAATTCAGCAATTTTATCTTCACTCGTCTTAATACATTTATAAATAAAATCTAATTGGGCAACTGCGTCTCTTTGCACAGCAATAGGCGGGATTGGGATTTTAATAAGTGCTAATGATTTTTTATTTAATGAACCATTTCCTAACATACCAGATCCTGTTTTTGTAAAATCTGTGTTTGATAAGTAATAATATAAAAACTTATTACTTAATATTGTTTCATCTTTAGATATAAGACCTGCGATTGCTTCATTGCTATATAATGGCGATCCAACAATAGCAGTTTTTCCTATGCTTAATTTGAAAGAAAACAAAACTGTTCCAATATCAAATAACTTTACGCTACTTTTTTGAACTCCTAAATCTGTAATTTTTTCTTTAGTATCATATATATATCCACCTATTAATTCTCTTACAGATACCCACAAGTTTATTCCATAATCATAATATTCTTTTATACTTCTAGAAGGAGTTCCTCCAATATTAATATTACATATTTCTCCCAATGTCATTACATTAACATCACCAGCAAAAACATCATCATCTTTTTTTATATATTCAGAATAATTCAATGAATAATTATTCTTCGCTATTTCTTCAATAGAAACCTGCCCCAACAACGTTTTAACCCCATTCTCTCGTTGATAAAATTCAACATGCGTAGTTTGATGTTCAGGGCAAAAGGTATAACTTCTAGTTGACTCCTTTGCTCCATCATGCAAGATCACGATCTCGTCCCCTTCTTTCTTTTTTTGAAAATAAAAGATGCAGGTTTTAATGCTTGTATGCGTAAAAGTCCCCGAAGGCAAATATATAATTTCGCGCAAGTTGCATGTCTTCATTAAATATTCGCGAACTGCAACCAATGCTTTGTTCTTACTAAACAATTCTTGACCTTCAGGCAATATCATGGCGCAACGCCCATTTATTTTAAGGATATATATGACTGCTTGCAGGAACAATGGCACAGCACTACTGCTTATTATAGGGATATAACTATTTCTTAATGCGGGTTTTATTTCTAAATAATCTAAACCATCTATACCAAATGGCGGATTTGTTAAAATTATATCATATTTATTCGAAATAGTGGTGCGGATACTATCGCCTTTTTCAAGACTTGAAAACATTTTGCCAGAAGCAATTAGCATGTTAGAAACTGCCAACTGATACGTGTCCGGTTCAGGTTCACGCCCACCAAGACCATACCTAATTATGAAATCCCAATTCATTGGTTCTTTTTTCTTTAACAATTTCCGCAACGCTGTAATAAGAAACCCACCGGTGCCCATAGCAGGGTCAAATATTGTTTCAATAGTTCCATTGGGCAAAATTTGCGGATCAATTAGATCTACCATAAACTCTTTAACCTCAGGCGGTGTAAAAAACTGCCCTAATACTTTGCCTGTCATAATATCTTTTATAACTTCTTCGTATGCTTCTCCTAAAATATCCTCTGAAAACGCCGTAAAATCAACTGACGCTATTTTATCAATTAGTTTTTTAAAGGTAGAACCATGCAATATATCAAACCCGCGACCAGGTGGAAATATGTTTTTGATTATAGGATGAACAGATAATACCTCTTCCCATAAACACTTTATAATGTCTGGTATATTATCCGCCTTTTCTTTTGCTAAAACAGAAAAACGTGATAACTTCAATAATCGCGAACTTTGTCTTTCAGCATCATCTCCATACTCAGAAAAATCATAAAAAGCCATATTGTCAATATTTAATGATTGTAATTGTGGTTCAAGTAAGCATAAATTAAGCATATATGCTAAATTACGCAATGCTTTGTCGCCTGTTAAATGTTCTTTATTGCGTAATACATCTAAGCAAAATTTAAATAGAGTGATTAATTTGGACATGCGATGTATTTTATCTTCTTTTATGGATGCAATAATAGGATCTGTTGTGATTATAGGATCTGTTGCAGTAATAGGAACTATAATAATAGGATCTGTTGCAATAATAGGATCTACACTAATAGGATCTGTTGCAATAATAGGATTGGATGTTTTTATCGGAATGGTATTAATTAAATTAATAATATCCATTTTTTTTAATTTATGTTTTCCTTTTATATCAATACTTGAGCACATATCTAATAACTCTGCTCTTGTTTTCTTTGTCAGATCCATTATGATTATAATATATAATAATTAAATCAATTCTAATATAAATTGGTAATATTTATATTAGAATTTATAATCCAATAGGTAAGCATTATGATAAAAAGCAAAGCGCTTTTGCTCAAATTTTAATATAAACAAAAATTAATTATATATTATTCTTATTTCATGCGCGAAAACATTAAGAGTTTTTACATGGATATTAATGATTAATTCCATTCCCAAGCAAAAAAATAAGATTAGACTATCATAGATATGTGCGCAATATTGTTCTTTAGTATAAATATTGTGTTCAGCAATAATTTTCTTAATTTGTTCGTATGAAGGCAATAATCTATTAATACCTGATTTTTTTATTTTATTAGTATATTTTATTTTTCTATCTATGTCAGTTTTTAACATGTTCATTCTTATAATATATTTATATTTAATCCAGAAAGAAATAAAAAATACTATAAAAAAAATAGTAATATTGTTAAATAAAGCAAAAAAAGATAAATATAGTAAATAAGTCAGATAATAGTTATAAGAAATATGATATATATACGATACATTGTTATATATGCGGCAATTTCTTCGTCATATTTTTTGTCCATTTATTATAATAAGGATTAGACAACCAGGAACATTATTCGGAACAATAGTGCCGTTAATTATTTCCATAACTTTGTGGAATGAGTCCATTATTATTATTATGATTATAATCATAATTAATCAATTATACTTACGATAATTGAACTATTATAATTATAATAATTCATAATTTATATATGATAATATTATTAATAGGAACATCAAACGCAGGGAAAACTACGTTTATAAAAAATTTACAAAAATATAATAAGAAAATAATTAGTTTAGATGGCGATGAAATAGTTTCTAATTTGCAATCTATGGAAATTTATAAAAAACCAAACATAAATTTTAAAGAAATGGCTGTAAATATAATTATAAAAGAAGTCCATGATATTTTTGTAGCCAATCCAAAGGCAGTTATTATTATACCCGATATTTCAACGAAATATATAAATATATTTAGCGATAAAATTATAACTACAATTCTATTATACGCGCCGTTTAATAAATTAATTTATAATAGTATAAACAGGCCATTATCGGAAGGCGGTAGGGATTTTTTAGGAATAATTCGCTGCATTGTCGATTTATACGATATAACCCGGTATAAAACCGACAATTATTTAATAAGTATAACTTATGCTGATTTAGTTGACGCTGACTTTAAAATATTTCATGGTCATATAGAACAGGGTAAAAAATTATATCCTAAATGTAAAACACCTATATTTAAATCACAAGCACATAAATATGCAAAAATGCTTAAGATGAGTATGGACAATGAAAATTTACCTATATATCTAACACCTAAAATAAAATATGATTATATAATTAAGTCATCAAAGAATTTTGATAAAATGTGCAAAGATTTACACACTCTCATTAAAAATAAATAATGATTGGGTTATAAAAAATAAATGATATTTCATTAAATAGATTAGTCAAAGTTTCTGCAAGTAAACTGAAAAAAGGTAAGCATAATAGTGCAAAAGGTAAGCATAATAATGCAAAAAAAAATAATTTTTCGGGTATAAATTTTTTTTAAACAAAATTAGATATAGATAATATATATGAACGATAATAATACTAATTTATTAGAAGAAAATAATCTTAATATAAGAGACATATATTTATCTAATATTATATATTATAACTTGGCTAATTATATGTAAATATAATAGTAACATTGTGTTATTTTATTAGTTTGATTCATAACTAAATAACATAACATAATGCCTAATACCATTAGATTATCTACAATAAAACTAAAAAACTCAAGCATATTAGGATGCAAAGTACAAAAAAAGCTAGTCAGTATCTGTCCGTAGAATACATGCAGTAATCCAGGTAAATCTTAATGAGTTAATTATTATATAATTATTACATGCTCCAATTATTATTCTTGTACTGATTTCGCTAAAATATAAAATATTAATATTTAATTGTTCTATAAGGTTTAAAATATCTAACTGTGTCGGTTTTAATATAAATAATATAGAAGAACATAAATCAAAAGATAAATTATATTTAGTAAAATAAACAAATACGCTAAATAAGTCGCTTTGATTTAGTATACTATCAGCATATATAGACAAGACTTTGAGTGCTCTGTCTATATTAGTTTTTTCACTAGAATAAATATTATATAAAATTATACTCGAAAAATCAATATATTTCGAGTATAATTCACATGACTTCCATAAAGAATGCATACATAACCATTGCATAATTTGTTGTTTTTTAAAGAATGATACTGAATTATATTCATGTAAACACGAATATATTTCAGTATTTACATGTAATGTATAATTTTTCGTGATAATTATCTGGTCTTGATATATATCTTTGTAGTTGTTCTGCAATGGTTGCCATTTAATATATATATAACATAATGTAAAAAATCAATTATATTTGTCAGCATAAATATAACTACATAAAAGACTATCATATACTATGTAGTTATCTTTCCAACAAATACGCTGTGCATCCCAATCACCGAATATATCATAATTTTGTAATCCAAACTTATATAAAAGGGCATACATATATTAATTATAATATATATATATTAATTATAATATATAATGGAACAAATTTTTACAAACGTGTATGAAAACAATAGTTGGGGTAATAATAATAATACTGAATACAAAGGTAGCAGTGGTTGCGGAAGTGCTATAGATTTCAATAAAGACAATTATGTTCCTTTTTTGAAAAAATTTATAACTGATAATAATATTAAAAATGTTGCTGATTTAGGTTGTGGAGATTTTAGATGTGGAAAATTAATATACGATGATTTAGATATTTTATATACTGGTTACGACGCATATAAAAAAATAATAGATTATAACTCAAAACACCATTCATTACCTAAATATTCTTTTACACATTTAGATTTTTGTAACTACAAAGAAAATATTTTAGACGGAGAACTATGTATTTTGAAAGATGTTATACAACATTGGTCTTTAAATAATATTTATACATTTTTAGATTATTTAATTGAATATAAAAAATTCAAATATATATTAATATGTAATTGTTGTTATCAGACACAAGACAATATAGATATTAAAAATGGAGATTGGAGATCATTAAGTTGCGAACATCTTCCATTAAAAAAATATAATCCAGCAAAATTATACAATTATCATTCTAAAGAAGTATCTGTTATAGAAATAAAAGACAGAGCAGTAAAAACATTTTATCCCGGCTATGTTCTTAATATTTAAATTATCAGTCAAAGTATTTTATAAATTTGCTTAGGATATTGCTATTTTTATATATCATATCTCCAATTAATATATCTTTATATTGAGGATGATTTGCAAAATGCTCGGGTCTTTCCCAATCTTCCTTTGGACAATTCCTGCAATTTTCATGCAAATTATTAATTAAATCAACTAAACTTAATCCATATTGGCTAATATTCATAATCAGAACTATTACTATCATCATCAATATGATAACTATTATAATGATAAGACCCCCACTTGATTTGAAAAACCCTTGCTATCCCGATAAAATCACTAATATCCCTGTCATGATAATATTCCCCCTCATATGGGTAGTATATATTTACGGGTTTCCCTATTTTACTTGGTTTTCCGGGTCGGCATCCAACATTATAATAGCAAAAGACGCATAATGGCCCGCTTTTTTCTTCTTCAAACAGTTGCACTGACTTATCATCGCAAAACTTTTTAATTTGGTCGTTAGTCAAATCCATGTTGGATTCATAAGTTATATTATGGCGATTATAACCTTCAATGGAATGTTCTTTTTCAACAATTTTAAGTATACGCGGTATTATAATAGGTTCAGATACATCGGTTATACCGTCCTCAACTAATACCTTTTGAGGATATAAACAATCATCGCATTCTATCGGCTTTTCTAAATCTTTTTTTATTTTGATAACTTTAAGTATACGTTTTTTAATTGGGCTAATAATAGGTTCAGATACATCGGTTATACCGTCCTCAACTAATACCTTTTGAGGATATAAACAATCATCGCATTCTATCGGCTTTTCTAAATCTAAATCTAAATCTAAATCTTCCTTTGGTTCATATTTATTAATAAATTTTCTATAAATTTCTGCATCATAATAATGCTCACATATTAATTTTAATGCGGATAAGGGTTTTATTAATTTAATATCAAATATATACTTAACGCCTTCCAGTAAATTGACTATAACTATTTTGCATATATTCAACCGCGAATATTTAAGCATCGCCGCATATAAAAATGTTTGCATTTTCCATTTATTTAATGCTGGTTTACTTGCTTTTATTTCGTATAATGTCCCTGATTCTTTATTATAAATATCAATGAATCCCTCAATATGAGGTATTCCAATTGCCTCTGCAATTTCGGTTGAAAAACTAATTTCTTTTTCAAAAGAAATTGCGGAGGCACTAAGCCCTTCTCCATCTACCATTATATTTATATTATCTTTTAATTGTTTTACATTTATTCCTATAGGATAATGCCCTATCATAAATACAAGATTATGGTTATAATCAGAGTCATGTATATGACAATATAATAAATTACATTCGAATAACTCTTCATTAGTTAAATTATTAAAATCCATATATTGCAATTTTTGCACAATTGGCTTAAAACTTTCACTTATTATAATAGACTCACGAGAGGTTCGTATTGTGTCATATGCAAGTCGTCCGTCCTTTAACTCAAAATATTTATTAAGTTCAAAATATTTTTTTAGATTATAAATATTCATTGTTTTTGTATCTCGAGCCATTTCAATTATGAATGTATTATTAACGAAAATATAGTCTGTATCGCGTAATTTGCATAAAAGTCTCTGTCCATAAGGAAATTGCATTTGCAATGCTAATTCTGCCATACGTCCTATTAACATTGCATATTTATCATCAAATTCCTGAGGTATAACTTTTCCGCATGAAATTACATTATAATCATATTCACAAATTTCTGATAGGGTTTCTTCAGAAATTTCAATATCTGCTACTATTTTTGTAACATTAAGTATTCTATCTTTTGTTTTAAATTGCACCGGCGAGGGTGCAATAGGTAAAGATAATCTATGAATTTTAGCATATGGTTTACATTCATCAATAATGAACCGACTTGGGCTGTTATGACAAACTCCTATGTATAATTTTGTAATGCAACGTGTCAATGCTACATATAACAATGATTCATCCACTATAATAGTCTCTTTATTTACATTTTGCAACTTTGGCAGGCTTCCGTCAGTTATCCCAACTAATATAACATATTTATGTCCTTTTCCTTTATCACTATGTATACTAAGCATTTTTATTTTGCCTATTCCGGCAATCCAGTCAAAACTATTATTACATTCTTCAGAAGAAGTCTGTGCATGACATATATCTCCATAACTTTCTTTGATAAGAGTTGTTAATTTTGGAAATAAACAAATATTACGTAGAGATGGCATTAAAACTGCTATATCATCCGGATTGACTCCTTTATGTAATATTGACTCAATTATTTTAAATATCTGTTCTGCTACTATTCCTGAATCTGCATTACTACTTAATTTTCTATGACCGAAAAGTATAGGTTTAAAACCCTGTTTTTCATGAGGTGATATCATTGATACCATTTCATATTTATCGAATATAGGCTTCATTACTACATTAACAAATTGCAATACTGCCTTTGGACACCTATAACAAATATTAAGATTATAACATATATGTTCAGGAATTCCAGATTTAAACAAATTCATTGAATGAATTCCGCCTTTATAATATAAAGACTGCATAAAATCCCCCGCTGCTATTATTCGCAATTTTTTATGTCTCAAATGTAATTGCACTATAATTTCCATTTGTTCTTGGCTGAAATCTTGGACTTCATCTATAATCAACAAATCAATTTTTTTCCCTGTGCTCGAATAGCATTTAGGGTTTAATTCTTTGCACAGTTTGCGTTTTTGTCCAAACTCTGTATTTATAAAAGGCACTTTATTAAACAATAACGTGCTATGTATCCATGCATCATAAGTAGAAATAAATATATTTCCGCTGTTATATTTATTGCCACTTTTCTTAAAATGACATGAATATCTTGCTTCGCATCTGTCTTTTATTTCAATGGTTATACTCGCAACAAGTGTTATAAATAAAATATTGCATTCTGTATTTTCGCCACATATTTTAATTAATGTGTCTGTTTTATGAGAACCTGCACAACCATTAATTAATATATATTTTTCCTTTGATAAAATTATATTTTTTTGTGCTTCTGATATGAAAGCCATATTATATTCTAATTATGTTATATTATAATCAATTACAACATAATTTCAGAGTATGCTTTAATTAACTTTTTATTTACATAAGTTCCGGCACTTCCACCACTTCCACCACTTCCACCACTTCCACCACTTCCACCACTTTGTTCATTTATGCAGGCAATGAGTATAAGACATGCATTGAACGCTTTTATAATTTTAGCAAGTGGGCACTTAAAATAATCTTTTTTATTTATAAAGCAATGAACGTAAACACTCTTCAAGTTGCATTGCATTGCATTGCAACGGACATTTCAATTCAGTATAATGCACTACCTTTTTATTATGAATTACGTGGGTATTATGAACTTTCAATCTCTTGTTTAAATTATTTGTTTTATCAATGTGATAATTCTATTGATATCTATTTCTTCTGTTATATAGCCCCTTCTGGGAACTTTTCTGGTTATAAATCGTTTAATAATATATTGTTATATTTTTCAAGTTCATTTATTTTTCCCAAAAGTTTGGATATTTCATCAACTGTCAAAAATGCATTTTTAATGCGAAGTTTTGGAAGAATTATTCTTATAATACATTTGTTAAACTTTTTCGCTTGTTTTAATTTTAACTTAATTAATAGAGTATATATCCCGCTTTCTTTGATATAGAGCCTAGTTGCTGATACATATTAAAGGCCTCTCATTTTCTGAATTATGAATTATGAATTATGAATTAGTAATACTTTATAATACTAACTTATGAAAGACATTAATTGAAAATTAATAATACTAATTTATTTATAATATAATGTCTTGTAAATTTTATAATTGCAATGAACCAGTTATGCCAAGATGTAAATTTTGCAGTTTACATAGAATTAAAAAAAAATTATGCAACGAGCCTGATTGCACAAAAACTATTCAAGGAAAATCAGATAAATGTGTTGCACATGGAGGAGGTAATAGGTGTTTTATAGAGGGATGCACAAAATCCGCACGTGCTAAATTTAATACATGTAAGGCACATGGCGGAGGTATTAGATGTTCATATCCTGATTGCGGAATAAGTGCTCGAGATAAATCAGATAGGTGCAAGGTGCAAGGCTCATGGAGGAGATATAAGATGTTCATATCCTGGTTGTATAAAAAGTGCGCGAGATAAATCAGATAGGTGCAATGCACATGGAGGAGGAAAAAGATGTATTGAAAAAGGATGCACAAAAAGCGCTATAAATAAAACTAATAAATGCGTTAGTCATGGAGGAGGTAATAGGTGTCCAAATTGCATTGATTGGATAGATTCACGGGGTGGCCTTTTAAAATATGATAATTATTGCGCAACATATATAAATATTTTTCCCTCAGATCCACGATCAAAGAAAATAAATATAAAGTCAAAAGAAATAAGAGTAAGAAATGCAATAATAGAAAAAAGTGAAATAAATGATATATTTAAAGGGTTTATACACGACCGTTCATTATGGACAGGAAATTGCGATTGCACTCATAGACATTATATAAATCATCGCAAACTAATAGGGAACACTATTTTAGCAATAGAAACTGATGAAAATGCACATAAGAATTATGATAAAAAAGATGAAAAGTTAAGATATGATGATTTACATTATACTTTGAGAATAGCGGTAAATGGATATTTATTCGTTTTAACCCTGATATTACAGAGATATATAAAACAGAATTAGAAGATAGACTGCCTGTATTATTAAATATTATAGAAGAACAAGCCCAAAGAATAATAAATGAAGAAAATACAGAACTTTTATAAATTATATATTTATACTATTAATTGTGATATGTAAATATATAAAAATATATGTTGATTGTTCATTGCCTACTTTGTATTCTACCCTATTTGAACCAATTTATTCAAATAATTTTTATCCAAATATTATAATATCAGTGTTGTAAATATATAACATTTGCTTAATAAGCGCAAAGGGAATAGTTAGAATTAATACATGAACCCCGTGCTTAATTTTTTATATAACATTTCTCGAATTGTTATATAAAAAATACTCATACTGGGAGTCGAACCCAGACAAATTGCTTATAAGACAATTATGCTAACCGCTACATCATACGAGCAATTATTATTATCTAATTCTTTCTAAATGGAATAATTAATTATTAAGCATTTGATATTTTTTATTAAATAACCGCACTATTATTTCAGGATCATCATATAATTTATCTAATGCATACATAATGCGAATAATTCGCGATTACTATTATAATATGAAAAATAGCATGACTAACTAGGCCTAGGTCTAGGTCTAGGCATAAGTTTATATATTTAGGGAACTTCCAGACACAAAATGCCAGTAAATATAACATATATGTATGTAATATTATACCTATATTTCCATTATATAACCCCGGTATAAATACAAAACTGGTAATACATGCATTTATACCTATGCTTGTATTAGTATAAAATATTGTTTTATTGATTATAAAGTTACATGCTGATATAATAGACATTATAATCATAATCGTAATATAAAATATATTATCATCTAACAAATAGCATGCAGTAATACTATTTACATATATTATGCATAATGTAGCCATGTTATCTAAATATAGAGATAATGCATCAAGGCGAATATGATATATAACAGATGCAGTATAACAAATTAGATATAAAAATAATATTACTGTAGGTTGGTTTGTTCCATAATTATGACATATTTGATACACAGTTAACAGGCCGCCAAATACATGAGACCATATATTAAGTGTTTCGGGATGATATGAATATAATGACTTTATCCCTAATTGATATTTTATCGGTTGTATGTTCATATATTATTTACATATTATTATTATTAATATAATGCAATAGTTAGACTTATAACATGGTCTCTCGCGCTTAAATTATTTACAACTATGTAATTTTTTATATAACAAATCATGCTATGTTATATAAAAAATACTCATATCGGGAGTCGAACCCGAACAAATTGCTTATAAGACAATTATGCTAACCGCTACATCATACGAGCAATTATTATTGTCTATTTCTTTCTAAATGGAATTATAATTATTAATTAAATAATTACTATATATATCTATTTTTGGCATATATAATGCGAATATAAACTTTATTTCATAATTTGATTATATTTTTATTTAATAAAATATAATGGATATAATAATTTTAAAACACTAAACTGATCATGAGTTGGTCCAAGGCTCCTTATCCAAACTATGATTGGCCCAAGGCTCCTAATCCAACCTATGATTGGCCACTCATGGACCAACCCCGCAGTATTTCTGCCCGACGTAGATATCTTGGGATTGTATACTTCGCATACAAGACAGACTGCCTCGAACTAGACGAGATCTAAAAAGGACATTATATCTCAAAGGCAGAAAAATTAGAACGTGTCGTTGCTTCTCTTACCTATGCTCAACGTATTTCGGGAGAACAAGCGGGCGATTGGTCAAACACAACAAACCTACGTTTTCGGTTAGCCCGAGCACAAAAATTAAGAGACAACCTCGCCAAAAATTCAGAGCGAATTAAGCGTCTGTCCAGTGCCATCAAAAGCATACGTGGACACGAAGCAGCGTCGCGCCCATCAATCCGCGAGGTGTTTGATAGATATCATGGTCATCAAGGACATCATGGACATCAAGGACATCAAGGACGGCATGAGAGTGCCTCAGTAGAGTTGGACGAAATTATAAATTCGTCTATTACAGTAATGTTTTACACGCATCGGTCTGCAATTTCGCAGACAAGTTCTGTTTTATGCCTTCCTGCATTGCAAGCAGAACTTTCACTAAGGCTCAGGTTTGGATTACACGAAGACTTAGAAACCCTTCGTGCAGTCATTTATTTCGCACGAATAATTCCTCTGGTTCCTGAGGAATGTCGCACTTACGTCCAAGAAGGCGCGGAACAGTTATTCCTGAAGTTCAAACGCTCAATAAAGACAACAGTCAGGCAGAAGTGGATGCTTGATATGTTGGCGGATAAGGGACTTCCGTCAACGGTTATAGCAATGATTTTCCTGTTTTAGAAATATCATGGTCATTACATTTTTAATATATATATAATGTAGTTCTTTGGGTAATTATACTATATTATAATAATTCTTAAATTAATTTTATAACCGCTTTTCTTTGCATTGCAATGCAATATTTATTATGTATTACTTAATAAATATTCCTTCTCGCAATAAAATTTAATGTGTTTTATATCTAAAATAAGAAAAAAGGGAAATCTCAATTGAAACTATTTATTATAATTATATAAGTATAATGGAAAAATCTGCCGAAGTTAAATTTGATAATGTTGAAGAAAAAATGTCTTTATATAAATTACTTAAAAAGTATCCTATTAAGTTTGGATTGAACTTTTCAAATCATAGGTGGAATAAAGAAGGAACAACTCTGCCCAGTATTGTTGCAAACTTATCGAGGATAGAAATAAAAAATTATGGGGGAGAGGGAGGAATAAATACCAAATGTCAAAAATAAAAAAACCTTGAGGTATACAAAGAGCAAGATTATATTGCAAGCATATATTTCATGACAAGAACTCTCTTTATACTTTTATAATGCAAATGTCATTTATTTACGTTTCTTTGCTTCTAACGAGCGATTTTTTGATTTATATTCGTTTAACTTTCTATTGGTTTTATTTGCGGGATTATAATTGATTATTGTAAGTTTTGTATTATATTGTTATTATATTAAACAAATTATCTTGGTGGATAATGTTTCTTTCTAAATATATTGAAGAAATATTTATAGATTATTCATATCTTATTGATATAGATCGTAGTATGACCAAAGAAGAGTTATCAGAAGAAGATTGATATAAAATATCAACATATAAAAGATAATCTATTGAGTATATCCGATGAAGCGTTATCGGAAGAAATTAAAAAGATTGATATAAAACTCCAATTTTTATGCTTGATAACAGATAATAGTATTATTAAACGCTTATTTATATTACTTATAAAACTGTGCAGTATTTAACTACTATACCTAATAACCATTGGCCATATGAGCGTCATGATTATAAAACGGACTATCATTGGTATAAAAGCACTAAAAATTAGAGATAGAAGATTGATATTTCCGTATATATTAACACAGATAACATGCCCGAGTTTTATATTAAAAAGTATAAAATTTCTTAGAAAAAAATATACACTTAACCAAATAATTAATTGGGGTTATAATGATAACCTAACGCAACTAATGACTGAGTCATTTGAACTTATTAGTATAACGGAATCGCCACGATTTCAATTTATTCAAGCGTGTATTCTGCTTGAATAAATCGAGATTATAAGTTTTTGTTATTGATAATATTATTACTAAAACTTAGACTTTGGGTTGTAATAAAAATACATTTGCATTAATACGCAAATGACTGAGACTCCGCCTTTTTCCTTTCATAAATTAAAATTGTTATGTTATAATATAATGATAGATATCTATATTATTATAATATTATTTATATCAATACTATATTATTCTATTGCTAAAGAAAGATCAGAATTAGGATGTTATCGTATATCAATAGGCCGACAGTGCAATGATGATGAAAGCGTTTATGTTAAAAATACTAAAATGGAAAAAAACGATAACTGTCAAGATTTATTAGATAGATTAGGAAGTATACTTAGTTATCACGAAAAAGGCGGAGTTTGGCGCCGTTGTTTGGTTATAGCTACATTGGCAACGATTGTAATTTACTTAGTTTATAGTATAAATTTAAAATTTGATAATGTTTATTATTATTTGATATTATTGCTATTAATCTTTACATTACTCTATTTTTATCATAACTATATTAATTATCATCATTTTAGAAGATTGAAAAATAATGGTATTGAAATACTTAACGAAATAAAGAAAAAATGTTATAAATAGGCCGCAATGCAAAGAACAATATATCTTATGTTTTATGATTTATGTTTTATCTTTTTTTTTGCTTCTAGTAATTCTAAACGCAACAACGCGCATTCTGTTCTACATTCAGTTAATTTTCTTTTGGTTTTATTTGCGCGGATTAAATCCGAGTTTATAGCGACAATTGCTTTTCGCACCGGGCCGTGAATGCCAAAAAGGACAAAATATTCATATATAATAGGAAACACTTGCGGTATAAGAAGATTGGACACTATACAACTATAGAAACTTTGCAGTGAATCTATCAAATTATTACACAATGGAACCCTATATAATTCGTTAGATTGCTCAAGGGATAGCATATTAACCATTATTTTAGAATATTGATTGATTAATGGAGTTCCAGAAAATGGAATATAATAAGTATTACAACAATTATCAATCATAAATACATACATACTTGAAATAGTATCAGGCATGCCTTTCAGTATATATGTTATATAAATAATAGGATATGTATTTATACTTTCCATAAATTTCAGGATTCTATCTATTTCTATATATAATTTAGCCATTGGTATTGTAGATCTCATAGATAATGATAATTGCGAGTAATCTAATGGAATCATTTCCCCGTTCCATCCATTAACCTTAACAATATCTTTATCAAATACCATATTTATTTTTTTGTATTCATGAGCAGAATAATAAGGAACTGTTGTATGTGTGGTATTAATTATTTTTTTATATTTATTCTTCGGGGCATACTTCATAACAATAGGCCTCTTTATTATTATAATTTTCTTCTTTTGTTTAGATTTATGTTGGGATGTTTTCATAGGCGCAATAGGCGCATTTGCAAGAGCAATAGGAAACATACCACCAAGAATATCTTCAGGAATAAACCTCTTTGCTTCAGGCGCATTTTTTATAGCAATTTGGCATAATGCGCGAGTTCGCAGAGGTAATGGAACAAATTGCAATGCCATACCCGAATTGCAACATGCGGTTATGCATAACTCTTGTGATAAATAAGAAGGGTTAACGTAATATAACGCCATTCCGTTATGCTTGCAACAAGCATGATATAATAGCATAAGCCCGCGTTCATATTGTGTCTTATCTTCTTCTTCATCGGATCCGGCATTAAATTTAAGCCCAATAGCACATAATTCATCGCGTAAATAAATATCAGGTGGATTTCCATCTGAATCTTCTTTATATATATTTTTGCTAATGTTTCTTAATCTATCTATTTTGTTAGATATTAGTAATAAATATAATTCGTCACAGTAATACTTTGGCGGAACAGCCCGAATATTACTAGAGCATAATTCTACTGCCAACATTGATAATTCTTTATTTCGAAATTTTTCTGGAACCAGCCAAAATTGAAGTCCTTCTGTTTTTTTAACAATCATATTAAAAAATTCTTGGGTTTTAAACTTCTCGGGTATAAATCTCATTTCAGTATGATCTTTTATAAAAGAGTCCACGCATAATTCAAGCGTCTTCTGTTCTTCGGTATAACGGATTAGAGACATAATATTAACTTATATTTTTATAATTAAAAAATCAATTACCTTTTCCTGACGACATTCACGGAGACCACGAGTATTATAAGTGTAAGTTGCCGACGCTGCGACGATGTGTTGACGAGCTGTCAGATCTGATCGAGCAGATCGCGTGCCCCACAGCTCGTTATAGACCAGGCGTGGGATCTCGCGGTAGATCTGCAGCCCAAGTAAAAAAATCGCATTGTTAATCATGCACAGATTATCTGCCACATTCTCGCAGAGCATGCAACATATTTTGGGCTTCACGACATTGCGGCGTTCTACCGAGAACAGTCTCATCGTTGCGACGCTCATAAAGAAGCGGGCTAAATCTGGGAGTGCGCGCTAGGCGCTGTGGTGTTTTGGTCTTGTTCCATTTTCCTTTTATGAGTTGACTGCATTTCGATTTGATCAATGACGGGTTTTATTTTTTTCCCGCGTTTCCTATCACCAAGACTATTTTATCAAAGTGCCTTGCGCGCATAAATAAAGGTTTTTCCAGTGTTTTCCTTTTCCCTAAATAAACACTTTGGTTTTTTATTGCATTTATGGAAAATGGAAAATGGAAAAATGTTCCAAGTTGCATATGCGAGATTTATAGGGACAGCATTTCCTATTTGTTTATATTGAGAAGCCATGCTTAATGTAAAGGTATAACTATCCAGAAATGTCTGAACCTTAGCAGACTCGCGCACTGACAATGGGCGCACAAATAGCGGATGACATCTTTCTGTTTGGGTATAATTGCAAAGAGATGGTTTTTCCATAGATAAACTATACAAAATTCCGCATTTTCCGCCACTCAGAAAAAAAACAAAGAAAGGCTTTATATAATGAGATTGATATATATCAGTTATCTTTATTAGATTTAATTTTGCATGATGATAAAGACAATATAATATTATTTGTTAAAGATTTAATAAAATCGATTACTATCTTTAACAAATAATAAGATCCGCGATTTCACGAGGACTTAGATTTTGTTCGCGGGTTTCATTTCGGGTATACCTAATAACCTTTTCAGCATCCTTAACAATAATAACCTTTTCGCTTTCAACCTGGACATAAGTAATAACAGTTCCAAGGCGAACACCGACATCAACTGTTTCGTAAAAATTAATGCCTTTTTCCGTGTGAACAAGTTCAACAGCCTCCGCAGAAGAACATTTGTCTTTGATTAGTCTTTTCGGGGATAAATGATACTGTGCAAACATCATGCGCGCGTTTTTCAGGGTAAACTTAACACGATCTGTAATATTAGCGCGAAGAGCATTCATATCCTGAACCTGAAATATCCTGCAATCAAAATGCGGGACATATTGGTCAAGCGGATGGAATTTTTCAAACTCTTTATAAAACGTAACAGAAACAAACCCGGCGAGCAGTGTTCCCATTTTTTGAATTCGGCCACTAATAACCAAATCACATAGTTTGCCATTTCTTCCAATCTTTGGCAGAATGCATAGTGTTATCTCATCAGAACCCACATATGCTACTGAAAAATTATAATATTCAAGCGCCGCAAGCGCAGTTTGTTTCATTGCTTCAGTAAACCCAGGCGAAAAAGGCTTTTCGAAATTCTTTGTAAACTTGGAAAATTTGTGTCCGTCGAGTCTAAAAACCGTAATTAGTCTGGGGTCGAGGTATTGTTCATATTTTTCTTCAAGAGTTTCGAAAATGACAATAGCACTTGCACTTGCACTTGCACTTGCACTTGCACTTGCACTTGCACTTGCACTTGCACTAACTCCAGAAACAGCACTAACTCCAATATCAGAAGCTTCTTCAGCCTGTATTTTATCTTCTGTGCACCCTGAAAACATTGTGTTGCTTTTTTTGCTAATTATTATATAGATAATTATAATCGATAAATGTTAATAAAATCAATTATGATCATAATCATATTCATAATTGATTTTATTAACATTTATCGATTATAATTACAATCATAATGTAATTAGCAATATAATTATAATGCAATTAGCATTGCACATAAAAGACATTTTTAATATAGATACCAGAAGCCCATATATAAAAAGAAAATATCTTCTAATATCTATGATTAAAGAAGAAATAAAACATGTATCAGATGAGGAATTACATCACGAGTTATGTATAATATTACATACTATAACAAATTATACAATGGCCAATACCATTTATTATATCTTGCTTGAAAATAATTACTTACGATGTATATCTCATCTATTTAGTATTAACATAAGTTCATGGGATTATAGATATAAATCGAATGTTAAGTATACAACAGGTCATAACTGGATTAAAGTAATGAAGATAAGAGCAATATATCGCAAATGTGAAATTCGCCCGATTTTATATATTTCTGATTATACAACATGTATCTCATATATTAAGTTGTTAATGAAAAATGGACATAAATTAAATGCTATAAAAAAATATGTTAACTGTTATGACAGTTGCAAGAATCCGATAGCAGAAGAAGCACTTGATGACTATCCTTTTATAAAATCAAAGAGATTTGCTTGGTTGCTTGGTTGCTTGGTTGCTTAGTTGCTTGATTGCTTAGTTGCTTGGTTGCTTGGTTGCTTGGTTGCTTATTTTGAAACATTACAAGAGAACATTTTTCAGCCAGTGTTTCATTTTTTAGAGATAGTGAATTAAACCCTGACAATTATTTGCACGGATAAATATCACTTTGTTGCTATATTTTTTAATTATAGCAATTAATAACATATTACCAATATGCATGATTTTAGCAGTTAGTTATATTGCGATCCTTCGCTAACTCAATAAACAACAATGCTTATATAAGAATGAAAATTCCGGATTCTACAATTTCATCAACACAATTAATATGATACGTTAATAAACACCGAAAAAACATTAATTGGTCAGTTATTATACATTGCAATGCAATGCAATTTTGTGAGCATATTTAGTTTCCAAAGAATAATTGTTGCTTATATTATGTATTGCAAAATTTTCATTGATATAAAGGCGTCTATTTCAACCCGATTTATTATTTTATCGAAAAGCAATTTGCTTTCTATTCTAAAGGAATTATTTTTTATACTTCCTTCTAACAAAAGACAGGAAGTGGCGCGCAAACGTGAAATAGCTATATCATAGTATACATTACACGTTTTGCATTTTTTATTTTTAGATAACTTTAAAATTGTCTGTTCTATAAATAAGATAGGATATAGGCAATAAAATTGCGGTGTTTTTTCTAATTTTAGGGCGACATACCACTTAATCATTTGACTTATATCAGCCATATTATTAAAATGACTGGACAATGTAATTTTTAATGGTTTTTTTATATTATAAAAAACTTGATTAATGCACCCTATTATAACATATTCAAACATTGCAGAATTAATACTATTTGTAATTTTAAATTCACTTAAATCTTTATACAAAAAAGTGTAAATATGATCACTGTTATGTTTGCGCACATGATTGATAACATATGATAACCTTTCTTGATCTGCATTATTAAATTTTATTGATGAAATAGCATTTTCTATATTTTTATATTGTTTTTTATAACGCGAATAATTTGAGTCAGAGAAATATGACCTTGGAAGTATACCCCTAAGACTAAATAATTCTCGGGTTGCTTTTATATTTAGTATAATTTTACTCAATGTAAGAAGTGCTTGATTATCAACCAATCTATATTTATCCTGTTTTTCTATAACTAGTATATTTAAATATGCTTTATGTAGTGCTTTATTATGATTAATTTCCATAGAAAACGCCATTGTTTTTATTGCCGATTAATTGTTTGGCAATAATTATATAAACTATATTCAAATCAATTATGAATAACTATCAAAGCCACTACTTTTCGGGTTATATATCTTCTACTAATTATGATAAATGCCTGTAATTGATAAAGACATAGCAATACTAATTATCCCATTTAGAAAGAATTAGATAATAATAATTGCTCGTATGATGTAGCGGTTAGCATAATTGTCTTATAAGCAATTTGTTCGGGTTCGACTCCCGATATGAGTATTATTTTATAATAATTAGTCATTAATTATTATAAAACAAAACTTGCATCCCAAAGTAAATAGAGACATTATTTACATACATCCTAAATAAGAGGCGCATTCACGAACATAAAAATTATATTTCATTAAACGCTCGATTGTTTCTATATTTGCTTCATTAAATATAGGAACAATAAATTCTTTAGCAGTTCCATACTTTTGCAATAATTCTATTATTACATAATACGGCAATGGTTTCCAACCACTAGACCTCTTTAATATGACAATAAATTTCAATATATTTTTCTTTTTTCCGTATCCAAATGCCCAATTATGATGATAATTTATTTCTGGAATAATTTCTGCCAATGTTTTCCATAAAGAATTTGCCCATAAAAAATTAATTAATGTTGCCTTTTGGGTTGCATTCCAATTTTTGATCACTTCGAAATATGATTTTTCAGTGCTTATTTCTTCATCATATTTTTTATTGAGTGTAGGCGGATTTTGGTATAACCCACTAGAATACCCGTTTTCCATAGTATTAATTTCTTGTATAACATATATGTATAAATCCATACTACTTTTCTTAATATATTATTATTAATTTTTCACTTTGCACTTTGCATTTTGCATAATATTAAATTTTTTGCAATATTCGATGAGGATAGCATTGAGTCAATAAAACTTCCAATTCTATATATCCTCTTTCAAGTATCATCCTATCTACATGAACATTAATATGATTCATATTAGTATCATCGATTATGATGATTCCTCCTTTGCGTATAAGAATATCCGCATTATTTATATCATGTGATATGCAATATTCTGAATGTCCGCCATCTACATGAATAAGATCATAAGTATTTACGTTATCTTGGGTTGTCCATCTCGGCATTGTCAAAGCAGAGTCGCCTTCTATATATTCAAAGGCGACATGAGGAAATTTGTCTTTTAAATATGTTATACACGGTTTAGTATAACTGTGATGCCCTATATCAAAAATCGTAAAGTCAATAGGTGTTTTGTCGCGCCCCATCAGAAAAAGCATTGCCGAATGACCAGCATTAAATCCTATTTCGCATATTTTTGTATTTGCTTGCATACCACACCAAAATAGATTTAATTGTTTTGTATATAAAGCATGGTATAACTGCAAAGTTTGATGAACATAAAACGAATTTCCTTCAAGGGAAACATTCAAATCAACGATAATTTTCTCTATATCTTTCAACATCGTTTGTTTAATTTCATCACATGCATGATATTTTTGTTGAACTCCGGTAATTGCGAACACAGGCATTATCGATTCCTTCTAATACATAAAAAGTGTTTACTTTGCTGTATAACCCAAGACAATTTTGGGTTTTGGCGTGTTTTGAGTTATAATCCTATTTAAACACCTTGTTTTAGGGACAATGTCTGACATAATGTATTATTTTATTTTAGTTTAATAATATATTGCAATGGACATATTTATAACAGTCGTCAACTCAATAAATAAAAACAACGTAGCAGAAATGAAACTGCCAGATTCTATAAAAATATCAAAACTTCTTTATATCCATCCCGCAAATATCCAAACTTCATTATTTACCAAAAATATCAAATATATATGATGAAATAAATAATTATTTAAGCAATAATGGCGCAAATTGGAACCCGCAATTAATTATTTATACCTATTTATGTAATTTGCTTAAGTCGTGCGCTACTTTAATAAACCGCGCAGGAATTAATTACATAAATTTATGCCAGAGCAATACTCATAAATTTCTATGTCTTGCAAAGTTATTGTAGTGGGATAATATATCATATAACTTATTACATAAATTATTACAAAATACTCAATCTGAGTTTACCACGTCTCTACTAAATATTATATCACCCGATATAAGCCTTATCAGAGGTATACTAGAACAACTGCCATGTTCTGATATGTTGGTTGACAAATTACTACATGTATTGCGTTATAATGTATTATGTAATTGAAATTACATTATGTAATATAGCCCGATAATGCAAACATTCATAAATATATTTAATCGCGTTTTGCATTCAGGACATTCTTTTTACGATATATCAAAAGAAGAAGGTAATAAAGAAACCGATGATGATGAAATATTGGAATGGATAACAGGAAATATACAAGTGGCATCATTATCATTTCAACAATTACATATTATACTTCAATATTTTTATAAATGTTCTTTATGGGAATCTTGCAAATATGTCTGCATAACATCTGGCTACGTTCATAATTGGATGTGGTTTTACAATTATTCCTTATCAGAAGACCAAAATAAAGAAAAGGTATTAAAATTAATAAAAATTTTACGCCAATCGCCTAAATATCGCGGGATTGATTATTATGGTTTAATAAGAATATCAAAATTATTGCATGATGAGGCAATATATGATGAGGCAGATTTACCAACTCTCGAGAGGTTAGAATGTTCAAAGTCAGCAATTCTTAATAATTATCTAATCGGCGAACGCTTTCTGAAATCATTGCGCGGTATATGGATAAATGCATGCCTCTTTATCCGCGAAGGATACTAATATTGTTGTTAAGAGCGATAGGTATGTAGTCTTCTTTGCTTCATGGTGCACAAATGTAGTAATAATTAATGAATTTATTTTTATGAAATGCTTTAATAAAAATATATAAGATGTATTGCCATTGTCCGCGAATAAACGGCAATCTTTAACATAATCGCTGTTAAAGTTTCCATGAAAAATAATGATGTTTCCAGTCATTAGATTTAATATTATTTATTACGCAATGGAGTGCGCGTTATATAAATTAGACGAAAAAGATATAACCCTATTCTAAAAATCCTATTATTTTGCGGATATAATTATAACATTAATATTATATGTCTCTTCGCCATGAATTATCATTCATTGATTTAATTATGTTAGGGTTAGGAAACGTAATTGGCGCCGGAATTTTTGTTATTACGAGCAAACTTATATTTTATGGCGGGAAAAAAGCATTGCTATCTATATTATTAATATCATTATTATCTCTCGTTATGGGATACATATATTTACAATTACATAATAAGTATGCCTCTGAGATTGTAGAATACGAAGCAATACGCGATAACCTTGGAATTATTTCAGGCAAAGTCTCATTATTCCTAATATATTTTTTTGCAGTGGCATCATGTGTTGTTATATCTGTCGCACTAACAAAATATATAACGCATAGCGGGTATTATTCTATAAGCAAGAATTATGATAAAATAATTACTATCGGGTTAATTGCCCTTATG